TGGTGCTGCCATTACTTACCTCTCATCTTTCTTCTAACAGACTTTGAATAACTTGCTCTTTGTTTACCTGCTTTAGTAGCACGTCTTTTTTTTCTGTTTTCGTATGCTTTTTGTGCAGGTGTAAGACTTTCTCTTACAGATTTAGGTAAATATCTACCTCTTTTAGATTTTGGCTTACCTTTATCTCCTTTAGATAAATAATCCCATTTTTGTTTTGTCCATTTTTTTAAGGACTTTTGAGATGCTTTTAAAGACATTATTTATAACCTCCACCTTTAGCTTTATATTGTCTTGCTAACATTTGTGCTTTACGAGCTGACCATTGTCCTGCTCTACCACCTTTAGTGCCTCGCAGTATCTTATTAAATAATCTTTTTCTCATAGTAGGCTTAGTATAGTTACCTGCTTTATTTACTGTGCTTTTTCTTTTTTTTCTTGCCATAATCTTACCACATCTTACACGACCAATATCTTGGCGTTGTTTTATCTTTTGCTGTTGAACATTTATGTCTTGCTCTAAATGAAGCACGTCTAGTAGGGCTAGACTTTTTAATTCTCATATTAGGGTCACCAAAAGTTACTCTCTTTACTCTATTTCCTGCTTGTACATAAACTTGAAACTTTTTTCTGCCATAACTTACTTGACCTTTTGTTATACGAGATGGCTTATTTAATCTAACTGATTTACCCCTGTATTTAGCCATTTCACTTCTTCTTTCTACGTTTCATCTTTTTAGTTTTTTTCTTTTTTGTTTTATACATATAACTTGGCATATTATCCTCCTCTATACAAATCCTAATATTTCAACTTCTGCATCTATTTTACTATTCATACTTCTTGCAGATATTGCAATAATTCCATTTTCAAATTCATTTGTTGTTTCTACTCCTCCTGTAAATGCTGCATCATAATTAAAACTTACTGAAAATTCAGCATTAGCAGGTCCTGTAAAATCAATTTCGCCTGTCTGATAATTTATTGTGCCTGTTGCTGCACCTAATATATTACCTTTACCATCATCATAAGCAAATACACCAATATTGCTTTTTTCAATATAAGAATCGTTTGTAAATATTGTGTCATCAGGAAGTAAAGCAGGTATTGCTGTTTCTATACTACCTATAGCAGGTATTCTTCCAACACCAAATGGAGTAGTTCCACTTGTAGGTGCTGCAAGTGCTATTGCAGATACACTTGTTCTACTGCCTGATGTAAATCTTACATCACCATTTACGATACCTACAGTTACTTGTTTTTCAAAAAGATTACCTGATGTGAAAAATTGAGTATCTAGTGCTGCTTGAATCTTCTGTAAAACACCATTATTACCTCCAAAATTAAGATTTGTAGCATCAGTAGTAAATGTAAGATTAGAAAAAGTGCTGCCACCATCTACAGTTATATTAAATTTATATTCTGTTGAAGCAGCTAAACCTGTATTAGTTGAAGGCGTAATACCTGATAAACCTAACTCTTGATAACCTGCATTATAAAACTTAAACGCTAATGAACCTTTTACAATTCCTGTTGGTTGGTCTAAGTTAATTTGTCTTCCATAGCCTAGTAAATTTTTAGCTGTATATCTACCTGAGCCATTAGTTTGTGCTAAAGAATATTTATTAAAATTATCTTGTGTATTAAAAAATGCAAACTCAACAGGGTCTTCATTTGCTGCATCTGTTGCTGCTGTTGAACCAAACATACCTCTTTTTACATCAAGATAGTTATTTGCTAAATCAGATTTATCTCCTATTGCAGTTACTTCCATAATTTCATCATCTATTCTAATTAAATCTCCAACAAAAAATAAGTTAGCTGTGCAATTTGTTGCACTTGTATAAGGCTCTAAATAAACCCTTGTGTTAGTTGCACTTGATATAATATTATTTGTAACTGTAACATTGTCTACATCTGCTAAACTATCTACTGCTAGTGTGGCATCACGTTCTGCTCCTGTTTGATTATCTACTGTTGAAGCAAAAGCTGCACTTTCATCCAAAGCATTATAACCAAGCATAAATTGATTTGGCAATAACATATATTCACCACCTGCTAAATATTGTCTTACAAATATTTCTTCTTGAAAAGTATCTTTACCACCTATGTTTCCAAATTCATTTATTCTAAAATTCATTTCAACACCAACAGGACTATTGTTTTTTATAACTATAACTTTTGAACCTTTAAGTATACTTGTATTTCTTTTTGCTAAATCAGCTAAAGCTTTCATAGCATCTGTTCCTGATACTTTAGCTAGAGTTCTATATACTTCGTCATAATTATCTTGCATTTCACAAATATAATTATCTCCTAATCCTGTTGTTATTTCTAATTTTGTATCTAACTTTGCCATTTCTTCTCCTAATTAAAGTGGTATAAAACCTGTGTTTGAATAAATATTGAATCTGTATTTGTTTCATTTTCTACGAAACAAGCAATAACTTCTCCTGCTGATACAGCAGAACTATTAATTGTGCAATCAACTGTTTTAATTACATTTCTATCTACTGCTGTTGCTTGTCCACTTGCAAGTAATGTTCCACCAGTTAAGTTTCCATCATCTGTGCTACCTGCATTTGTCATTGTAAATTTATACAAGTGTACATTTATAGTACAATCTGTATCTGTTACAGTTGAAACCATAAACTTACAAGCATCTATAGTAGAGGTTACAGGTACAATAAATAAGTTTTGCAATAAATCATCAGTTGCAGCACCTGCATCTAATGTAGTATCAGGGTCTGTACCTGTACCACAAGAAGTTTCTACTGCTGAAAGTGAATATGAAGCCATAGCTCTACCCACAAACATATGAGTACCTGCACCTGTAGGAACTAATGTTTTAGCGTGAAATTCAAGTATTTGTGTATTAGTAGGAGTTTGTGTTATACCTACTTTAAGTACATTGTTACTTGTGTCTGCTGTAAATATCTGAGCACCACTTGTGTTTCTAATTCTTACAGTACTTGTTGTATTGTCATTTTGTGGTAATATTTGTAATTGGTCATCACTAACCGATAAACAAGTAGAAGTGCCTTCACCATCCTCTATTTGGGATATAGAACTTGAAACACCATTAGTTTCATCTGCTACTTTTAATAAACTTTTATATGTCGAACTTGGCGACTTTCCTGCTAAACTTCCCATTATGAACCCTCATATAATACTGTTGTGTGGCAATTAAATGATGAACCATCTGTACCACTTGTTCTTCTTAACGTAATAAACATAAAATCACTTGCTGTTAAACTTGTTGCATTAAAAGATGTTGTTTCTTTAAGCATTATTCTTGTTGCAGTATCAAAATCAAAATCTATTTTTGCTAAGTTATCTATTGCTACATTTGTTGTTGTAGCAAGTTGTGTATCAAGTGATAAACCTGATATACTTGCAATCCATACACCAACTTCTATATCACTATCTGCACTTGCACCTGTTGATTCAACGTGTGTAATAACTTTTGTAATAGTGCCTGAATATGGTATTCTTTTACCATGCCTTATAATTCTCCATATATCTGAAGCCTCTGTATCACTATAATTACTAATACCTGTATTTATGCTGCTACTAACACCAAAATCATCTATATGTGTATTAGCATAAAATGTATTAGTAGAAGATAGATTTGCAAAGTTATAATGCCAATCCATATAATGGTCTGTTGCACCACCACTACCACCTGCTAATGAACTACCATTTGTTATTTGTACATCATTACCTGCATCATTAGTGAAGTATAAATTATTAGGTGTATCATTTTTAACCCATAATTGACCATCACCTGCTACATCAGCATCAGCAGATGCACTTTCTTTAATAAAGATATTATCATCAAATGTTTTAGCACCTGTAAATGTTTGTGCTCCTGATAAATGTGCAGTATCTGCATCTAAATAAACACTTTCTATTGCAGTACCTTGCCATTCTCCTGTTTCAATAGCACCTACTGTTATAATATTACTTGTACCTTCAAAAGCACCTAATCCATCAGGAGTTACTGCCTTTGTAGCATCACTAGCACTTATTGCTTCTCCTGTATCAGCAAGTTCTACTATACCTTTTGTTGTTGTAGTTGCATCAGAAACACTTGCACTTATACCTTTTGTAGTTCCTGTTACTTCTAAATCACCTGTAATCTTTACTTTGGCATTATTGCTTTCATCAGGCAAGGCTTTCGATACTTCTATCGCAGAAGCCTCACCTGCCACTTTAATAGGCTGTAAATTGTTAGACAAAGGATACCCATCACCTAATGTAACTTCATTAACTAATCTACCATCTTTTGTCTTGTAAGGCATTACTTATCTACTCTCAATCCTTTTATAAAACCTCTCACAGCACCACCTATAAAGTTATCTACTAAATCGATAAACCAAGGTTCGATTGTACTGTTCCAAAAGCTTTTAGTCCATTTCCATTTTGATAAGCCTAATGTCATACATTTACCTGCTGCATAACATATACCCTCTACCCAAGCACAAATCTCTTTATTTGGTGCTTTTTTGAGCAAATATAGCACTATTCCTGTGCCACTTCCACCCATTAATAATCCTGAATTATTTGATAAAAAATCTAACATATTTTCTCCTCTATTTTAGATTGACATTTAGAGCAACTAACAAATTCCCTTTTTGGGTGTGCAAGTGCCTCTAAATTTTTTATACGATTCTCGTGGTTTTCGACAGTATTGTCTAGTTCGTTGGGTTGTTCAACGTATTGAAGGATTTTGTCTAGCTTAAATTGTTTTGCTAGTAATTTAACAGCAGCGTTTATTATTATCTTTTGCACTATCATTTCCCATTTCCATCTATTAACTCACCCCATAACGAAGTTCTACCATTGATAATCTGTATGATGTGAACTGTAAACAATCCACCTCTATAAAAATCTACTATTGCAAAAGCGTGTGCCCAGTTAATGCTCCTACCATTAAGCCAAGCATTTGCTTCTGTGCTCATATCTTTCAAACATCCAATACTCCATGCAGACTTTGGTCCATCTAAATGTGTAGCAGACATTTGTTGTATATCGTGCCAATGCCCATACATAATATTTGCACCTAACTTTCGCAAATGATTGCTTGTATGGTATTGACCACCATATTCGTGTCCATGATATAGGTATAATTTACCCAATTTTAACTTTTTTCCAAAGGGAATATATTTATATCCTCTATCCTTTAGATTTACAGCATTAGCAAACTTATACTGTGGTATATATGGATATTTTTCAACTGCCATATTACACCAATTATCGTGATTACCTTCAGTAAAGTATTTTTCTTCACAATTAACTTTATCTAAAGATTCATCAATTTGGTCCATACCTTCATTGACATCTTTAACATCTTTTTCAAAATCTTTAATTAAAAACTCTAATGGTGGAGCTTTTTTACGTTTGTATTTCCAAGCTGAAAACGCTTCCCATTCACCTATATCTCCCAAATCAACATAAGCATCAGGTTTGACTATTTCGATAGTCTTTTTTAATACGTTTATTGAAGGTTGGTCGTGTAGAGGAAAGTGTTTGTCTGGCGTTACTATTACTCGTTTTACGACACCTTTACTCATCTACTTTATCTCGCTTTTTATTTTTTTGATTTGATATAAAAAATAAGCAATAAGTACAACCATATAGCTCAATTCAATTAAAGGATTAAAAATATCTACCCATTGTACTATATATCCACTTAACCCAAGTCCACCAACTTTTAAACTGTCAAAGTCCAATTTCCACCTCTTTTACTCTCTTGCTTAATTCTTGTGCTCTATTAGGTGTTTGTCTTGCCCAAAGACTATCTAACATTTCTTCTGAAGCATCTTTAAATTGTTTGTTTTGTAAAAAACTTATTGTTTTTTTAAACTTACTAAATCCACCTACACCTAATTGGTAACACATTTCCATAACCACATCTTTTATTTCTTGTGGCATATATCCATACCATTTAAACTTGTTTTTAACTCTATCATGTAAATCTTTAATCTTACGTTCAAGAATAATATCACATATATCTCTATCTAATTCTAAATCTTTGATTGCAAAGCCATATCCAATCGTGTCTACATTTAATGAATCTTTGTAGACAACACCGACATAACCTTCATGTTTTTTGATACTTTCTATTAATGACATAATGCTCCTTAATAAAAGGGCAGCCGAAACTGCCCTTTATTATTTGTATTAGTCTATACTATACGTTTTTAGATAAACCAATGATTCTTCTATCACCAGCAGTAGCAGAATTTCTAACTGCACAACCATAGATAGCATCTACAGTTACTAAGTCAGAAAGGTATCTGTGCTGATAAGACTGTTGTACTCTTGGTGCTTGAGCAGCAGCATAATATAATGCTGAGTTATGAATACAGAATCCTCTTAAAATGTCATCATTTGTAGAATCATTTGTATCAAAACCTGTCCAAGCTGTTACACCTTTATCAGCATCAGCTGAAACTGTAGCAACATCTAAATATGGAGATTGTGTAACTACAACATTCATACCTAAAATGTTACCTGCAACACCTGTAGAAGCAAAATCAGCACCTAATGGTCCTGCTGTACCTCTAACAAATCCTGCTGCTGTATCTAAAGCTGCTAAAGAAGCATATAAAGTAGGACTTAAAACCATTGTCCAACCTTCTGTGCTTCCTGTTTCAAGAATTACTGCTTTAAATATGTCATCAATATTACCTGACGCTAAACCATCACCAACTTCTATCATATCTACTGCATCTTGAGTAGCACCTGATGTACTACCATGAGCTGTAGTTAAGTTATCAACTATTTTATACATTAAGTAATTATCTACACCTCTACCGATAGCATAAGCTAATTGGTCAGAATACATATTAAATAAATTGTATGATGACTGTGCTTTAAGTGCATCAGGAATAAATAATGAAGTTACTTTATGTTGGTCAATTTCTAAAGCAGTTTCAGTAGAAATCATTGAATCAGAACCACCTCCTGCACTATCAGAAGTAACATCAGGACTTATTGCTGTACCTTGTGAAACTGATGATAATGGTGTAACACCAATGTGTGGTAAATGGATTTTATCTGCACCTACAGCTTCTGATGATAAATCATTAGCTAAAGGTAGCATAACTGTGTTTGTTCTAAATTTGTCAAGAATTGCTTGACCCCATACTTCAGGTACAAACTCTTGACCTACTGAATTAGCTGCAGCAGCAGAAGCACCACCCTGCAGCGTATTAATATCTAATGGGTCTTCTATATTTACATTCGCCATTTAAAATCTCGCTTTCTATTTTTTAGCAAAAGATTTTACGATGTCTTTCCAATTTCTTTCTTTGTCTTGTTTTGACATATTATGCCATTCATCAGACATAGATTTACCTTTGACAGTTGCCCTAACACTAGGTTCAGACGTAGCTTTTGGTTTTAATTGGGACACCATAAATTCTAATACATCTAAATCTTTATTTTTGAATTGTTCACGCTGTTCTTCAGGTAAAGCAGACAACAAGACTTCTTTTCTTTGATTTACTATACTTTCATACTTTTCTTTGTATGGAGATAAAGATTGAACTTCGGCTTCAAATTTTTCAGCCAATGTTTTAAATTCTTCTTTTTCTTTAAGTTTAGTATTCTCTTGGTCTTGAAGTTGTTTTTTTATTTCTGCTAACTGAGTTTCAGCCTCTTGTGCTCTTTTTCTATACTTCTTGCTTTCTGCTATGTACTCATTCTGAGCATTTTCTTGAGTAACATTCTCTGTACCACTATCCACTACTGTTTCAGTTGATACTTTTGTTTCTTCGGACATACTGTCTCCTATATTTTGTATTTATTTATTATTCAAAACACAATATCTTGTATTTGTCATACGTTATAAGTTAAATTAATATTGTAGAAAAATGCAAGATTTATATAAATATAAAAAAAAATGGTTTGAATTTTTAGGCTACAATCCACATGATGGTCAAAATAAATTGCATTATCCTACAAAAGAAACAGCAAGGTTTTTTGTAATGGTTTGTGGGAGGCGTTTTGGGAAGACGACAGCATCGGCTATGGAAGCGACATTCTACGCCTCCCTGCCGAACAAGAGAATATGGCTCGTAGGTCTATCTTATGATAAAGCCGACTTGATGTTTAGAGAAGTGTGGAATCTCATGGTAAAAGGACATCAAAACGATATAGAAAAGGCTAGTGAGAAAGAAAGATATATCAAATTCAAATGGGGTACTGTTGTAGAAGCTAAATCAGCAGATAACCCTGATTCACTTGTTGGTGAAGGATTGGATTTACTAATTGTTGATGAAGCAGCAAAAGTAAGACCAAGAATTTGGGATATGTATTTATCTCCCACTCTATCTGATAGAAAAGGCAAAGGTATATTCATATCTACGCCTGAAGGGTTTAATTGGCTTTATGACTTGTTTTTGTTGGGAAAAAGTGATGATTTATGGGAATCACATCAAGCACCTAGTTGGGATAACAATTTCGCTTTTCCTGATGGGAAAAATGACACTTTTCTTATCGAAAGAAAACGTAATATGTCTAAAGAGATATTTGACCAAGAGTATGGTGCACAATTTACATCGTTTGAAGGAAGGGTTTATCCTTTTGACAGGAATCTTGATGTTGGCTACTATCCTTACAATGCAAATCTTCCTACATATTGTAGTATTGATTTTGGTTATAGGATGTGTGCTGTGGGATGGTTTCAAACGTATCGTGTCAATGGAAAGTGGCACATAAACATGATTGATGAAATAATACATCAAACAAACATAAAAACAGATGAGTTAGCTAAAATTATTAAAAGTAAACCATATTATACATTAAAATATTATGGCGACCCAGCAGGATTACAAGCACAAGGTCAGTCAGGTGTAGGTGATATAGAAATATTTAGAAAATATGGTATTTTAGTAAACACAATAACAGATAAAGCATCAAGAAGTATTACAGCAGGTGTTAATCATGTTAGAAGTTTTATAGAAAATGCCAATGGTGATAGATATTTACATTTAAACAATAATTGTATAGGCATGGCAGAAGATTTAGAGGGTTATAGATACCCTGAAGCACAAGATGGAAAACCACTAAAACAAGAACCTATAAAAGATGGTTATCACGACCATTCATGTGATATGTTAAGGTACTTTTTTATTAATCATTTTCCAATTAAAAACAGAGAAATTAAAGTAAGGAAGCGATAATGTATACACAAACAGACATAATTCAAGAAAGTTTACAAAATTTAAAAGTATATAACCATAAAGAAAGAGAAGGTTACATAAATAAATTACTAGATTATTACAATGGTAATGCCACATTTCAATATATATCATCAAGATTTGATTTAGAAGCGTTTAGAGAAGTGCCTCCTTATGAAGCAAACATCACTAAAAAATTTATCAACAAGATGTCAAGAATATACACAGTTGGTGCAGATAGAAATGTAAATGAGAAATATGAAGACCTTACTTTCTTAAAAGATAGTAAAATGAAGCATATTGAACGTATGACAAGACTTATTGGTACAATAGCAACAAGAGTTATGTTAGTTAATGATGAAAAACAATATTTTGACTATCAGCCAATTTATTATTTCCATCCTTTTTTTGAAGATGACCCATTTAGACCTGTAGCATTAACATATCCATTGATGCACCATACTGCCGATTCATCTAATAGCGATAATACACAATACATACATTGGAATAGCCAAGAATACATTATTTTTGATGAAGAAGGTGATATTTTAGAGCAAAAAGAGCATGGATTAGGTGTTTTACCTTTTGTTTTTACACATAGAGAGCATCAATGTGATGATTTTTATGTAGAAGGTGCAAATGATATAGTTTCTGCTAATGAACATATAAATATAACAATGACTGAGATGCAATTAGGTTTAAGGTTTCAAATGTTTGGACAACCTGTTGTTTCAGGTGCAGATTTAGCAAATAGACAAAGATTTGGTTCAGATGTTATACTTGAACTACCTGCTGAAGCTAATTATGACATAAAATCTCCATCTGGCGATATTGAGAAGGTTATTGAGAATGTTAAGTTTCAAATGGAGCTTGTAGCACAAAATAATCACTTATTTGTACAGTTTGCACAAGATGGTGGCGAAACACCAAGTGGTATTGCTCTTAAAATTAAAGATTTAGAAAGATTTGAGGATTATCAAGACGATTTAGCTTTATTTTCTATTTATGAGCATGAAATGTATAGAGTAGAACGTAATATTGCTCAAAGTTTTGGTATAGCTATGCCTGAAAAACTAAAAATAGACTTTAATGAACCTGAATATCCAATGACAGTACAAGACCAAATAGCTTTAGACACACATAGATTAAATCTAGGACTTGTTAATCGTGCCGAACTTATGGTAGAATACAATAAAGACTTGACACTAGAAGAAGCTAATGCTAAATTAATCATTAACGATTCACAAAAAGAGCCTCAAAATGAAGATAACAATTAAAAATAATATAAATTTTAATGAATTACAAAAAGAAATAGAAAAAGAAAAACTAACAAAAACATTAAATAAAGAATTAAGTCCACCTATTGTTGAATCATCTAAAAAATTTATTAAGGATGGTAATGTTATGCCAAGATTATCAGGTTTTCAAAGAAATTATAGAAAATCTATAGGTATAAATCAAAATAAACCACTTTTTATGACAGGTAAACTTGCAAATAGCTTAAAAGCATCTGATAAAGGTATTAAAGGTGTAAAATATGCAAAAGACCACAGAACTGGATATACAGATTCTCAATATGGTGATGTTCCAAAAAGAGAATTTATTACTGCTGTTTTACCACAAGAAAAATCAAATACACTTAAAATCTATAAGGAATTTCAAGATAAATTCGTTAAATTACTAAGTAAAGCATTAAGGAAAAGATAATGAAAAAATCAGAGAGAGAACTAATTGAAATTCTACTAAGAAATGTAATTAATATGCACGAAAAAATTAATATTATTACAACAGTTTTAGCAGAAGAAGTAGAAACTCCAATAGTACAAAGACCAGAAAAAATGAAAAATTACGATGATAAAATAGTTGATATTGACAAATCAACTTATGATAGAATGTGCGAAATGATGGATACAAACGAAATACCTTTCATGGGTATAGCTTAGTGAGGGATAATGGATTTTTTTACAATATTGGAACAATTTGGAATACCTGTAGCGATGACAATAGCGTTCGGATTTTTCATTTGGAAACAAAACCGATTCATACAAGACACTCTAATGACAGAACTAGACCAAGACTTCAAGAGGTTGGAAGGTATTATTATTAAGTTGATTGACCAGCAAAAGAAAGTACAAATGGAACAAAAGAAGTTAAATGGTGTATTCAAAGCACAAGTTGAGATTATTGCAAGACTATCAGGTAATGGTTTAAAAGATAAGTTTCTAAGAATGATGGAAAAAGGTGGAATGGATGAATAAAACAAAAAAAATCAAGATAGAAACTCCTATGGGTAGTATAGAAAGTGATTCAGGTAATCATTTAGCAGATTTAGCTACTGTAGTAATATTAAGTTTTGTTTTAGTATTTCTAATAAAACTAATCAAGAAGTCTTAGATTCTGCATCTATAATAGACTGTTCCCACTCTTTTCTTTGACCTTTAGTAGGTTTATTAGCAGGTAATGGTGGTATTCCAACTGCTTCTGCTCTTTTCTTCCAAGCATACCACAATTTACGTTTCTCATTACGTTTCTTTTTATTCAATTCTTTATCTATCTCACGTCTTAATAAAACCTTTTCTTGTTTCTCAGTTTTAGGTTCACGTCTTACAGGTAAATCTTTTGGCATTTCAACTTCTTCTAGTACTTCTTCAAAATCAGCATCTTCTACATCTTCAGTCTTTAAAAACTTTTCAAAAGGACTATCTACTGTAATATTGACGTTCTTAACTAATTTACCACTATGCTCTAATACTAACCTAGCAGCTTGCACATTACCATGTTTAGCCTCTCTTACCATAGCATTAATAACAGCAGGTAACTGACTTCCAAATTCAGTCATATACCTTTCATATATCTTATCTACAAATGCAGGGTCTTGCCTCCACTTAACAACACAATCACTAGTAACACCACATTTTGCTGCTACTTCTTTTACTTGCATATTAGGATTTAGTGCAAATAATTCAATAGCTAGTACTTTGGAAGGTTTTTTCTTTGCGAGATGTGTATTCATAGCCATAATCTAGTACTTATTGGTACTATTTTGCAAAAATTTTTTTTTGTTTGGGGTTTTGGTACTAAAGGTTTAACTTTTTTGTGGTAGGGTATCTGACTCGGACTTGCTCG